ATTACAAAAAAAGGGAACAAAAAGAAACAAAATAAGATAAATAGAAACAAACATTTAAATATATTAAAGGAGAAGTTGCCTTAAGAGGGCAGTTTACTTTCAGTAACGGTGCTCCTTATGAAGGTGCTTATCATAAACTATATAACGGGGAAACATACACAGGAGCAGTTCCTAGTACTGAATCAGTGAGAATATTCTTTGACGATTCTGAACCAGCTCTTCCGGATATTACATATGAAAATTTACTAGTTTCAGAACCTATTTATCCTCAACCTGAGGAATATACTAAAGGTTTTTTTACGAGGTATTTTGTAAAAGATTCTAGAAATGGTAAGATAGTAGAAGTAAAAAAAGAAACATACAGTAAAAAACTAAAAGAAAAATATTTAAAGGGGACTACTGTAAAATGGATTTTAGAAAAACCAGTAAGAGATATTTTTAATCAAGGATTTCTATACAAAGGTGCTTCTACAAGGAATAAAGAAAACATTCAAAAAGCTAATTTAGAATTAAAAGGTTTAGATTTATTTGTAACTGAATTTGATAAATACGTCGATATAGAATCTGATGTAGAAGGGTATAAATTTGAAGATTTATCTAGAGAAGAAAAAGTTAGAATTATAAAAAGAACTTCTAATATACAGAAAAAGAAACCAAAGAAAAAAATTAAAAGATTTAAAAAGCTTAAACCTATCAAACGTTCTGTAAGACCTCAACCCGGTACAACAGCTCCAGTTTTGTCAACTCCTCCTAGAAGAACCGGAGGTGGAGGTGGCAGAGGCAGGGGTTACTCCAATAACGACGAAGGTATTTTTGATGAAGGAAATAGAGACGGAGGATTCGGCATCGGCGGTAATGTAGGTGGCAGTTCAACTTTGAATCAATATTAGTTGCCTTATTGAATCTTTTTTACTATATTAAATAAAAAAGGTTTTGTAAGTGTTTTATATAGTAGAAGAAGAATCTAAATTAGTTAATCTCGAAAATCTTGTTAGATTAGGATGTTATGTAGATGTTATACCTACACATGATCTATATCACCCTAAACTTACCTCAACTATAGCAGTATATATCAGACTTCTTAAATCTGACCATGGATTTATTATTCCTATAGATCATGATGAAGGATTAAACGTAGATAAAAAGCGTGTCTACGAGTTATTACTTAAGAGTAGTAAACTATATACATTCGATAAAAAGAAGTTATTATATCATTTCAATTTACAGGATGCCATAGATTTATCATTACTATATAGTATGGTAAAATATGAAAAATTAGATATTGCAAGAGGTAATTCTGGTATAAATTACTTTTATAATAGATTCAGAGATAAACCATTTGTAAATAAGTTAATTCCTATCAGTAAGTTGTATGAATCTTATGAAGATTTTTATGATAAAATAAAATTTGTAGTAGATTTAGAGATTCCTGATGGTTTTGACTTTTATAATAAAACTGCAACTAACGTATTCTACTTAATAGAGCAACACGGTATAGGAGTCTATTACGAACCTTTCGTAGAGACGTTCTCTCCTAGGGATCCACTATATAATATAGTAGATAATAAAGTACTAACATCATATAATTTATACAATGCTACATCTAGACCCACTAATTCTTATAATAGTATTAATTTCGCTGCTATTCCTCACACAGAGAAGCATAGAAAAACCTTCCGACCACAAGAAGATTACTTTGTGGAGTTTGATTTTGACGGGTATCACTTGCGTTTACTTTCTGAGCAGATTGATTATAAACTTACCTCTGAATCAGCTCATAAACAATTAGCAAAGCTTTACTTCGGTAAAGATGAAATAACCGACGAAGAGTATACCAAAGCAAAACAGATAAACTTCCAGGCAATATACGGTAAAATACCTGAAGAGCATAAAGATTTAAAAATATTTAAAGAAATACAAGAATATATTGACGCAATGTGGAATATGTTTAATGATAATGGAGTAGTATGGAATCCACAATCATCTAAACCTTTCACAAAAGAGTTAAAAGACATGCATCCAGCTAAGTTGATGAATTATATGATGCAATCGTTGGAAACTTCAAATAATATTCTTATATTAAAAGAAGTATTACGCTATCTTAAAGATAAAAAAACTAAAATAGCGTTGTTTACTTACGATGCCATACTCTTTGATTTTAGTAAAGAAGACGGTAAAAAAACTTTAGAAGAAATTCAAAAGATTTTAGAAAAAGATGGGAAATACCCAGTTAAATTTAAGTTTAGTAAAAATTTAGTTTTGTAGAACAGAATCATATTTATAATAGAATGCAATCAGTTACAGATTTTTCTGTCGAGTACGATTTCGACGAAGTATATTTAAACGAAGATATGAGTAATAAACTGTTCTGTACGTTTTCAACCGAAGAAGGTCTAGAAGACGTATTATCCTCTATACAGGAAAAATACAGAATTATATACAACAAAATTTTTGTTCTTTATTCAAAGAGCCAAGATGAGTATATATGTACGTATAATGTAGATTTCGGAAATGTTTCAACGTTTTTAGAAAATACTATTCTTGTACATAGAAAAAAAGAGACTAACACTCTCTACACTATTAATGCCTTAAATACCTTGATCAAAGAAATCAACGGAGGTGTCTTAGACACATCTTACAGAGTTAATTGGTCAGATTACAGGAATTGCATTCTTCTTACCAAAGGCCCGGAGCTAAAAAGAGTAAATACTAAACTTTATAAGATAATAGAGTTGGAGAACTGAAAATAAGTTCTTATATTAGTATAATAAGTTATAAATTAAAATTAGTTATATGGATTTAAATGCTATCCGCGCAAAACTTGACGCGTTAAACAACAACGGTCAGCAAAGAGAAAAAACTGACTATTCCACTATTTTTTGGAAACCTGAATTAGGAAAGCAAACAGTACGTATTGTACCTTCTGCTTTCGATCCTGCTTTTCCTTTTAAGGAGTTAAAGTTTCACTACGGTATTGGAAAATACCCGATGGTTGCTTTATCTAACTTTGGTAAGCAAGATCCTATCGAAGAATTTGTTAAGGAATTAAGAAAGACTTCAGATAGAGACAACTGGTCATTAGCCGGTAAAATTCAACCTAAAACTAGAATTTTCGCTCCTGTTATTGTAAGAGGAGAAGAAGATAAGGGGGTTAGATTATGGGGATTCGGTATTACTATTTATAAAGCTTTGTTAGCGTTAATCGCTGATGAGGATATAGGTGATATTACAGACGTTATTAATGGATGGGATTTAGTAGTAGAACAAGTACAAGGTAATCCTTACCCAGAAACTACCGTCAGAATCAAACCTAAACAAACCGCTTTATCAGACAATAATGATCAAGTAGATACGTGGTTAAAAACTCAACCTAACCCGTCTGAAGTACATACTCAATATGAGTACGACTTTATTAAGAAACAACTTCAGAATTATTTAAACCCAGGTTCAGTTGAAGAGTCTAATGATTCACCTGCTCCTGCAAAGCCAGAAAGCTCAGGAAGTCCTCAAAAGACTGACTTTACTTTGGAAACAGCTACTGCTGGCAACCAAGATACAGTTAGCAAGTTTGACGATTTATTTAATGAGTAATGGCAAAGAAAAAAGAAGACGTAAAAGCGAGAGCGACCGCTGAAGTAAGAAAGTCGTTTAATTTAAGCAATTTTAAGAAGAAGAAAGGTTTTTCTAACGCTTCTGTAAAATTTAAAGAACAAGGCTGGATACCATTATCTAAAGCTTTTCAAGACATCACTTCCCTTCCCGGTATTCCTACCGGACACATCACTTTGTTAAGAGGACACAGTGATACGGGCAAAACCACTGCCCTAATAGAAGCTGCGGTGAATGCTCAAAAAATGGGCATTCTCCCAGTCTTCATTATCACTGAGATGAAATGGTCTTGGGAACATGCTAAAGAAATGGGATTAAAAGTAGAGGAAGTAACCGATAGTGACGGTAATATTACTGATTACGAAGGTCATTTTTTATACGCAGATAGAGGTACTTTAAATACTAT